TATCTTCTTAAATTCATTCTCTTATCTAATATCTTTGATACTAATTTTTTAGCAGAATCTTCATCTTTAGCATCCACTTTAATCGTTCCTGTTTTCTGTGTAATTATATTCGCACCTCTTTGTTTTCTATCAGAAGTTTTAGTACCAGAATAACTTACAGCAAAAGGAGATTCTGAAATTTCTTCTTCTAAATCGTGTTCAACTTCTTCAATAATACCCTTATTCTTACCAAAAGTTTTTGCACCATCTAACGATGGATGAGAACCTAATTCTTTAACTTTATTGCCTTTCAAATGACGCATTAAAAATTTATCTTGGCTACCACTCATACCAGAAGTATCACGCTTTAATACTAGAAAATAACCACCTTCTTTTGCTTTTGCTTTAAAAACTATGTTTGCTTCATCTAATTCTACTTGTTCACTCCAAATACCTGGTTTTTTTAATTCTTTTATTAATTTAGGCACACTTTTTAAAACTTGTTCTGCTTTTATTTTTGTGAACATAGATACTTGCGATTTGGTTTTAAAATATTCTTTCTTTACATCTTCAGCAAGTTCTACATACATTTCTAAATGTGCTATACTTTGACCAACTAAATTAGATAGTTGTAAACCTTCTTTTAATTCTTCTTCTTTAAAATTTAAAGTATGTTTTGTAATTGAAACATCTTTAACACCACCCATACTCTTTAATATTTTTGCTCTTTGTTCGGCATCCTTTTCTGTTTTATATGCCTGTACTAATCTTTTTCCATCTAGTGAATATCTAACTGCAAATCCTGGTTGGAAAGATTCTTTTTGTAAATTTAATTGTCTAGGTGGTCGTATTCTCTTCTCACCTAAAATACCTTTAACAGTTGATATTTTAAGTTTTAATTTTTTAGCAATCTCTTTAACAGTAGCGCCGTCTTGATCCATCGTGTAGATATCTTTCATTCTACCTTCGTTTATTCTAGTTTCTTTAATCTCTCTATATTTTCCTACAATTGTTTCTATTAATTTTGATATGTGTGGTATATCTGCTTGTTTAATTGCAAGTTGTGTAGGTATATCCATTTTCTTAATCAATGCTTTAACACCTGCTGTAACATCTGAAGCTTTTTTCTTCTGCCATACTTTTTTAGTATTAGCAATTTGTTGAGGAGTTAATTTACTTTTTAAATAATCAGGATCAACTGATTCGTTTGCAGCTAGTAATGCAGCTGATACGGTTGGATCTTTTGATAATCCTCTAGCAATTTTTTCTATTACATTTGTAGCACCTGTATGATTATTTACCATCTTCTTGGCAATCTCAACTGCTTTATCAATTAAACCTTTGTCAAATGCCTCACCTAAATGTACTTTTGGTTTATCAACTTCTTCTGCTCTAACAGGTATTCCTTTTTGTATCATTCTTGATAATGCTAAACCTGATAAGAAAGGTATATGTTTCTTTCTTAAATCATTTAAAAAATGGTCAGGTATTTTATCAAATATTTTTCTTAATTTGTTTGCATTGTCAATAGATATAGTTTTGCCTTTAAGGTCTGCATATTGTCTTGCTAATACATCTAATTGTGACCTTGAAAATTCTACTAATGCTTCTTCTTTAACAGGTGATGTATTTCTACCCATTTTATTAATCTTAAAACCTTTTGCTCTTAATTTCTGTGCTTTGTTTTGTAAATCTTGTAGAGTTTTTGCGTCTTCAAAACCTGCGTGTTTGCCATACTTATCATCATAAGATAATCTGAAAGGTGCTATTGCTTCTTCTAGTTGTTCGTTTGCTGTTTTTAAAGCTCTTGCAATAGTAGATACTTTAGATAAATCTTTAGCAATTTTTTCTATTTCTTTTACTGCACCAGTATAATTACCATCACTCTTTACAGCAATTTTCATTGCTCTTGCAACTTTATCAGGACCAAATTGAGTAGGGTCAGGTGTTGCTTCGTCAATTGCCTGTTTTGATATAATACCGTTAAGTCCTTTTTTCTTTAACAAAGCTAATGCTTTTACAGCGTCAGCTCGGTCTCTATACCATGCTGTCATAATTTCACCATCTTTTTTAGCGGCAAATTTAACAGCGAAACCCATTTGTGTGGATTCATCCATCTTATTAATGATTTCGTCCATCATTTTTTTATAATTTTTGGTCATAATCGTACTCGCTTATTAGTTCTCCGTTTTGTTCAAATACATCAACACCAAAACAATTCATAATTGGCGTCTCTTGTATGTCTGGTATATTTATGTCTTCCGATATCATGGTATCGTATTGATTTATCTGTTTAAGGTATGTGATAACAGCGGCTTCTATTACCAATTGGTGTTTTTTAGCCTCTTTATTTTCTTTAAATAAAAGGGCAGCCGCAACTGCAAAAGAACCTAATGCTCCTTTAATTCCTACTCTGGCAAGTATTCTTTTTAGGTTGAATACAAATCTATGAAGTAATGTGTATGATCTCTTTTCTATAGGGCTTGCGATAGTTTTATATTTTCTTAATACGTTACCCTTTTCATCTATTATACCGTGTTTAAAAGCGTCATGCTTTTTAAATGGAGTTGCTAACATCTTGACAACTCTATACGTTATTAATAAATCTACTCCTCTGCTCATTATAGTTCCTTTAACATTTGTTCTATTACAGGATCACCTTTAATATTATTTAATTCATGTGGATACAAATATTCTAGGTACTCTAAAAGAGATTTTAATATACCCCAATACTTTCCATCAATCTTAAATAATAATAATGTTATTGCAGCCTCAACTCCAAATACATTTTGTAAAACTATTAAGTGATTAACTACTAGTCTTACCTTTAGTTTACCTGTTACAGTATACTTACGAAATAACCTTTTTAGATATCTTATTCTTTTAATATCTTCATAGAATTCCTTCTCGTTTTCTAGAGTAGGATTATCATAATTATGCTGTGCAAAAAGTAACCAGTTATCTTTGGTTATTTCTTTGAACATTGACTACACTAATTTAGCGTAGACTTTTGATGTTCCTGTTTTTAATGTTTCGTACTTAACCTCTAATTTAAGGCCACCCTCTTTTCTGTGAGATATACCATCATCATTAATATCAGAACCATCTACGTCCTTACCAAATCTTCCTCCGTGAGCATTAACCTCTGCTGTGACTGTACCACTGTCGCCATCCATTGTACAAGGACTAACTTCTAATCCTATTTGAGATAGCTTAGTACGTAATTCGTCAAGAGCGAAACCAGGTTTAATGTATTCTCTTTCACCTATTGATCCTACAAAAGCATTAACTCTTTTTAATACTTCTGGATCGTGTATATTATGAACACCAATACTACCATCTTCTACAGAGTTTACCTCTGGAGTACCGACACCCACATGTTCGTTTAAGTACTTCTTAAATGTCTTCATTTTTTGTTTCCTTTTTTTCGTTATCTTCGGTTGGTGTTTCAGCAGGTTTCTTATCTGCTAAAACATCTTCCTCAAAATCCTTTAAATCTTCTTCTTTTATAAACGATTTAAATTTCTTCATTTGTTTTTACCTTTATCAAAAGTTTGTCTGTTTGTTGTATAGCACCATTGATTGCATTTAAATTTGCTTTCATAGTACCAACATTCAATTCAACTTGTTTTATTTTAGAGGCCAAATCATTAAATTCTTTAGTTAATAATTCTTTTTCCTCTTGTAATATTTTTTCATCAATTACCATAATATTCTCCTATTAATTATATATTAAGCTACTACGTGACCTTCTCCTGAAATTATGTACCAAAAACTTGACTTGTACATCATAGTCACTGACTCACCTGGAGCGTTTAGTGTAACCGTTGTACCTTGTTTAAAGTTTGATGGTGTAATTGTCACTGCATTTGTTCCACCAGTAGACGAATTTAAAATTGTTTTAATTTGTCCATCTGTTGAAGCAGCTGCTAATGTTGTAGGTGCTGTGTTTGAAGTAGCGTCAACCAAAGTCACAGCTGTTGTTAAGTTCGCCGCTTGAGTTGAACCACTTGCTGTTATTGTTTGTGCTGTTTGTTTTAATGCAATCCAACTTGGAATATTGTTGAATACATCCTCAGCCGAAATCTTTTTATTAATAGGTGTACCACTAGGGTCATCAATTATATGAAATAAATCTGCTGTATCTAGGGCGTTACCTAGGTCTGTTAATTGTGTTACTTTTTTGTCTGCCATTGTTTCTCCTTAAACCCTTTCGGGAATGCTACTGTAGCCATTTGACTACATCAATTGTTATTATTATATAGGGGTTTTTTAGGACCCCTATAAAATATTGTTATAATATTAAGCAGGTGTATATACTTTAACTGTACCAGCCATTGCTGGGTGAGTTATAGTAGCGTCATCACCAGTGTTTTCGTTTTTAATCGTTCCACCGTTTAATGCTAACGCATTAGCACCTATTGATATTGAATCGTCATCTTGGCCAGATTTTTTATCATCTGCACCTAGAGTGTATGAAAAAGTCATAGTGTCGCCAGAATGACCTGACATTTCTAACCACTGTACTCTGCCATCGCCTGGACCAGCATTGTCATTAGTTAGATTAAGTACAGGTGTACCTGATACTTTTACGTCTTCACTCATTACCACTGAAGCAGTTATAGTACCGCCAGCAGCTCTGTTGAAATCTCCATCACTGTCAATAGTTATTGTGTTTACTGTTGCCATGTTATTTCTCCTTATTATTTTACTAGTATTATAATATAAGCTTATTCAAAATTGTTTATTAAGCTACAACTGTTAAAGAACCAGCCGCTGTACCTATAGAAGATGAGTTAGTAATTGTAGAGTTAGTATTAGTACCTCTATCTTTTACTGTACCACCGTTAAGTGCCATTGCGTTAGTACCAACTGTTAATACATCGTTTGCGTTAGTAGCAGCATTATTAGCTCCTATAACTAAACTGAATACCAACTCGTTAGTGTTTGATCCTGAAGCATAAGATAAAACATGAGGACCTCTACCAGAACCAGTACCTTGGTTACCATTTGTTAATGATAATGTCGGTGTACCTGTCACGGTAACGTCTTCGTTAAATCTTACTCTCATTTGTAGTGTGCCGCCAGCAGATTTATCAAATGCTGTCGTAATAAATTCTATTTCGGTAATATCACCTGCACCCATAGTAGTAGCTAAAGCTCCCACTGCAACTAAAACTTCTGGTGTTGCTGAAGTGTTATCATTACCGGATAAAACTGAACCCGCTTCTCTAACCCAGCCAGAAGCAGTAGCGTATACTTCCTTCTTCTCAGCGTCGGTTAAATTTTTGGGTTTAATATCGTTTCCCCATAAAGACATAATTCTCTCCTTTAAATTTAAATTTACTTTATTGTTATAACTAACACTATTTATAACAGTTTAATATTAGAAACCTAGTGATTTTAGTTGTTTAATTGTGTTGGTTGTTGAGGTATGGTAGATTCCTATACCACCTTTTTGTGTGAATTGGTCTACATTTCTTTTGAAATCGTCTATTAAAACAGTAGGTTTACCTAGTGTTTTTGTGTAATTCTGTTTCTGTATTCGTCTAACCAGATTAATTCTATTCATATTAGATAGGTTAACGTTCTTCTTTAACCATTTTATCTTACCTGGTTTACAATTTGGATCGTTTGGTGTATAAGCCGATAGAATATGTGGTTGATATCTTGATATAAATCTCCATAACTGTCTACCACCTGGCATCCACGGCATATCTGACCAAAATTTAGGAGTTTTCTTAATTACTTCCCAATGTTCGTCTGAATTTGATTGATTAAATGTTTGACCTGTTGCCTTTTTAGCAGCCACCATAAAGTCGGCAAGGACACCATCCATGTCACAATATATTCTAGGCAGTTTGTCCATAACAAGTCTACCCTTTTCTAAAATGAGTGATTGATTCTTGGATTCATTTCAACAGGAGTTTTTGGTTCGCCAGTCATAGTTTTACCTTTTGGCTCCATCATTTTCTTATCTCTCGCTGCTGTGTCTAAAGGCTTATCAGCTTCTGGTTCTGACTCTGATTTAACTTTAGCTTCAGTTTTCATTTTGTCTCTTAAATGTTTGTAAGCAATACCAACAGATAAAGGAACCTCTCCTGTATCTTTATTAGGCATTGGTTTAACAGCCTTATGTTTCTCGTTTTCTAATTTTTGTTTTAATAAATCAACCTGACCTTTTAACTTTTGTACTTCATCATCTGATCCTTCTTCACCATCTTTCATTGCTCTAATCTTAGCGATCTTAACACCAGGTTTATTATCTTTTGATATTGGTGGTATTTTTTTACTGTCTTCAGTTTTAAAATACTTAGCGTCTTCTTGTCTTTTCTCTTGTTCTTGAGCCGCCTCTGACCAATTAGTTTCTTCTTTAACTGTTTCGTTTTTAGCAGTATGTTTACTGTCAATCTTATTAAAGAAAGCTGTCTTTTCTTTAGGTGTCATACCACCAACTCCAGCTTTACCAGTTTTGTCCAATTCTTTCTTGAACATATCTTTATAACCAGATTCGTTTGTGTGGATATTCATTTGTTTTGCCATATCCTCTAAACTATTTGGTTTATTCTTTAAATATCCCATTACTTTTTATCTCCTCTTTTGTGTTTTAACCACAATCTTTCAGTTTTAATTTCTTTACCTTTCATTGGCATTTTTTTAGGCAATTGATTCATTGGTACACTTCTACCCATTTTACCTATTATGAAACCTTTTTTTCTATACTCTTGAGCTCTGTTTTGGAGGTCTTGCATATAGTCTGTATAATAAACCTTAGCGTCACCACCTGGTTTACCATAAGTTAACATAAGTTTTTGATAATGACCTACTGCTTCTTTATTTAAAATCTTATCTGCAATTTCATGGCCTTTTTTAATTGTAGATTTTTCTAAAGGTGCCTCTGTGTCACCTGTATGTTTCTTAGCAGCCGCCATACCAATTGCGTGTGCGTCATCTTTAGCCATTTCTTTAATTACTTCAACTGATTTAACATCTTTCATTGGACCAGTTTTGTACCATCTAATAAATTTGTCAGCCTCTGGTTTAGTTTTGTATGACCCATGTACTATTTGACCACCATCTTTTTTAGTAATCTGTACTGTAAATTTTTCTTTTAGTTCATCTCCTTTAGGCTCATGCTCAGCTTTTCTCATGTAGTTTCTTTTCATAGCAGCCTTCATTGCTTTTCTCCAAACACTACCTTTTTTACTAGATGAGTTAGCACCACCTGGCATACCTTCTTCTATTTCTTTGTCGCCTTTAGGTTCAACTTCGCTTTTTAATTTCTTGAATTTTTTATCTCCATGATATCCGCCTGAAGCTTTTCTTGCACCCCAGCCTTCTACCATTTCTTTAAATGTATTTTGTTGTGATTCTTCTTTAAATGGATTTATAGTTGTTGTTTTCCATTTCATTTTTCTAACCATAAGTTTTGACATTGCACCACTTGAAACAAAAGGTATGTTATGTTTTTTTAGAATTTCTAAATTTTTATCATTAAATTTATCTAATATATTCATTAACTGTTTTGCTCTAGCAGCTGAAATCTTTTTATTTCTAAATGGTTCGTATTCTTTTTTAAGAACCTTTAACATCATTGGTGTTATTGAATCTGCTACTTCATCAAGTAATTCTTCGCCTAATACATCTTTAACAGTTGCTATTGAAAGTTTTAATTTCTTAGCAATCTTTTCAATGCTTTCGCCTTCTTGATTTGCTGTAAAGATATCTTTCATTCTACCTTCTTCTATATCTGCTTGGTCATCTATTGCCTCATTAACTGACTCATTGTTAACTCTGTAAAACATTTTCTTTAATTCATCAGCAGTTAAACCCATAGAGCCATAATGCTTTCTAATAAACTTATTTAAGTCCATTTTAGTAGCGTCATCTTCTACGTCCATAAGGAAAGATTTAACTTTACCCTCATCTAGTTCAGCGTCTTCTTTGAATACTATGTCTTTAAGTATATTAACTTTAGCTTGTGCAATTGAAACTTTAGTAGGCATATCCATTTTTTTAAGAGTTGCTTTAACTCCTGGAGTTACATCTCTCATAGACTTATTAGCCCATTGCGCTTTTAAATTTGCAATCTGCTTATCAGTAAGAGTACCCATTAGATCGTTCTCTAATATGTTTACCTCTTTGTAGGCCTCAGCCATTGTTTGTCTATATGTACTAAATGTTTTCATCTTTTTATTTTAAATCTTTAAGCATTTTCTGAACAGCTTCATCCAACTTGGATTTCCACTCTTCCTTAAATCTATGTTTATATTTATCTATTGTGTCACTTGAAGAAGCAAATATTTGTATATCTTTTTCATTTATTTTGTCTGTTTTTATCTCTTTGTACCCTTGTGTAGGCCAACCTCTCTCTTTAGCGTCAACTGGTTTAGCTTCTGGCGTCTCACCAGGTGTCACTTCTTTAGTATGATTGGCATAATCGGCGCCTATTTCATGTGATTCTTTCTCTAATTTCATCGTAATTTCTTTCTTAAATTCTTCAAATTTTTGTTTGTATTTCTTTTCAGATACACCCTCAAAGCCATAGTCTACATTTAAATTATGTTCTCTAACTGCAACCTCTTTATCACTGGCGATTGGTACACAATCCCATATCCATGCTTTGTGTAAATTGTTTCTATTATCTTCTAGTACAATATAATTTGTACCTTTTCTTTTAACTGTACCTTGTATATCTTGTTTAGTGTAATCTACCTTTTCTCCGATATTGAATATCATATCTCTTAAATAAAGGTCTCTAATCTGTTGTTGTCCATATTCTTCCATACTTAACATTGGTTTATTACCATAACCTAAATGATGATTAACTGAAGCGGCTAGTCTCATACCTTTTCTAACATCTTTCATTAGGTCAGCAGCGTTTACACCACTAGGTAACCCTCTTTTGAAAGAACCTATATCATCTTTGGCAGCTGCAGCTCTCATCTTACTTGCACTCATACCTGAAGCTCCCTCTGCGTCTGGATCCCTTTCGCCTGCTGATAACACATTGATATTATCAAAGTTATAATAACCATGTCTTGATTTAACATCATTATATTTGTTTAGTATTTGATCAAACTCTCTTACTCTATCACTACCTACAACCATAAAGACCTCTGTATATCCTTTGTTGTATAAACTAGTAGCAATATCTAGTATCATGTTTGTTCTATTAATCTCTATATCTTTTGCGTGAGAAGGAAACATCTTTTTCATATATGCTAGTTTCTTACTAGGCGATAATGGATTTTTCTTACTGTCTTCACTTCTACTTAAATAAATTTTATGAGTATTTGCTCTTACTGATTTAACTTTTCTAATAAGTTTTTCATGGCCTATAGTTGGTGGATTAAATCTACCAAAAGTAAACGCAATTGATTTTCTTGGTCTTCTTAATTCTTCCGTCACTTCTTCAGGTAAGCCAGCGTCTCTTACTGCTTTACCAAATTCATTGTAATCTATACCAGCATGTTGAGCTGCCTTATTCTTGGCGTCTTTCATACCTTGTCTTAAATATTTTAAATATAGTTGTACACCTGCTTTCATTTGAGGTGCTTTGATTGTTCTTCTAATTAAATCATTCCAGGAACTAGCAATAGATTCTAAATTCATTTCATCTATTTGTTCTTTAGTTAAAGATTTAATTTCATCATCGGTAACTTTACCGTCTTCTAAAACTTCTTTACATTTTTTGTAGAATTTTAAGTAGTGGTATTTTTCTAACATCTTATAGATAACATTTTTAGGTAATCTATTTTTAATACCGTATTTTCTTATCTCATCTGGATTCATATCACCAGCAAATGCAGCTCTTCTATCTGCGTCAACTCCGTCACCTACTTTTACTATCTGTTTAATACTGTCTTCTATTTCTTCCAACTTCTCATTAATTTTTTCTTGTAGATTTAAAATATCATCTGGTTGTAATTCAACTAATTCATGGTAATCTATTATGTCTCTTTTTAATTCGCCTTTAACTACATCTAATTCTTGTACTTTTCTTTCAAATTCTTTTACGTATAAGTTTGTATCAAAAGTAAAATCTTCTGGTCTTTTAATAAACTTATCGTTCTCTATATCAAACACTGCGTCTGCTTTTTTATTTTGATCGTCATATGTTTTTTGATCTGTTATAAAATAGTAGTTGATTGGGTGTTTAGTACCTGGTATTAATTCGCCTTGTATGTTATCAGGATTACTCGCTGACAAATACTTTTTAGATAGTGCTAGTCTTTCATCTTCTTGTTTTTCTTTTGGTACATCAAACAATACATTGATGTCAAGGTCAGCGTCATTTCTATATCTCTTTGTTAGTATTGATCCTATTAATGCTATCTTAATAACAGGATATTCTTTTTCAAATTCTTTAATCTGATCTTGTATTTGTTTTTTAACACTAGGTTTAATTTTAGGGTCTTTAGTATCAGCCTTATCAAATACACCAGGCGCATATGTTCTACGTGGTATATCTATGATACTTTCTTTTATGACAAATTCTTTAAAATTTTTAATCATCTTTTCTTTGCCTGCAATTCTTTTGCTATCCATTGTTTAGCTAGATAGTTATTTGGATTTCTATTAAGTTGTCTTCTAATATATTTTGAAGCAGTCTGAATAGTATTGGTTACCAATTCTTTTTCTGTTCTATTATTATCAATAATTAATAAGTTTTGTGGTCCGAATACGGCTTGAAAGGCACCCATATTAGACTGTACTTTGTTCCAACTATTCTTTACAATATATTCAGGTATTGATCTTGTTCTTGTTTTGTTTCTTTCTATAGCCACATCTAAACTTGTGTTTACAAAAATCATATAACAATCATAACCTAATGCTTTCAACATAGAATGTTGTCTGCTGATTATAGATTTATCACGACCAGTTGCGTCAATAACAAGACCTAATCTTCCTTTAACATAGGTATCTAATTGAGAACCTGCTGTAAGTTTTGCTCTGTCTCGTACTGCGTTTCTAAAATATTCTTCTTCGTCTGGCATTTTTAAAGATAGGTTTGCTTTTAATAATCCTCTTTCAAAGATTGTATCAGAGTTTACTATTTTTAATCCTATGCCAGCAAAAGCGGCTTGAGTGACAAATGATTTACCTGAACCAGGACCACCTGCCAAGAAGAAAGCTTTGAAAATGCCTTTATCATAGACACCCTCATTTAAAAATGCTTGTACTTCTTTTAAGTTCTTCATTACTCTTGTGCTTTAGCCGCTTCTTCCAACATTTCAACCATATCTTTGGCGTAAGTTCTTATAGCATTAACTACTGCGAAAAGACCGTCTCGTCTTTTTGGTGTTAATATTTGATAGAAACCTATGTCAACTATTTGATCGTCTGTTACTTCTAAAATTTCAGATGGTGTTCCTCCTGAAAAAATAGATTTAAGAATATAACATACACCTCTAGCCTCGTGAGAGTCAGCGTCTATTTCAAAGATCATTTTCTCATCTTTTAATGACGGTAATACCCATACTTGGCTAACACAGCCGTATACTCTATATCCGTTTACTCTTTTCTTTTCGTCAAGTTCTACTATACCTCTGCCTTGTTCAAGCATGTAATAAAACTTTTCTCTATCCTCTAATTGTGAAAAATTATGAGTCCATGTTCCTAATTTTTCTTTTACAGACATATTATCTACGCCTTCATCACCTAATACAGGAGGATTTGTTGTATCTAGGTTATCTATTTCAGCCATCATTTCTTTTTCCTCTTTTTCTGCTTTAGCAATCTCAGCATCCATTTGTGTCTTAGCCGATTTTGCTATTGCCTTTGATAGTTTTTTCATTCCACCTTTTATATACATTATGTCTCCTATTCTTCCTTGCCTTGTGGTCCAAATGCACCACTTCCGCTGTTTAGTAATTGGTCAATCAATTCAACTGCCTTGTCGTTATCTTTACCAATGTTATCTTTTACTGCATTTAAAACATCAACAGTTGTTGTTAAACCATCAATGTTGTTATCTTCCATACCTTCCGGTACTGGAAATTTTAATGTTTCTCCTTCACTCATAGTATAAATTATCTCCTTTTCCATTATTTGTTTTTTACCTTATTTATTATCTCTTTAGCTATGTTCTCTGGCGTATCGCCCTCAGCTTTAATAGATACAAAACCTGGTTTATCTCTATAATATTCTATTACAGGACCAGTTTCTTTTTTATATAAGGCAATTCTGTTTTTAATTACATCAGGTTTATCATCAACTCTGCCTCTAGCAGTTAGTCTTTTGATAACTTCTTCCTGACTTACATCTAAAAATACCACATTATCTATAGTAATACCTTTCTTTTCCATGTCTCTAACTTGTTGCATATATCTTGGAAAGCCATCAAATACAAAACCATCTGCTTTGTCAACGGCGTCAAATACAAGTTTTAAAACTATATCATTTGGAGCAAAGTGACCCTTACCTAAATTAGATAATCTTTTGGCCATTTCACCACCTTTTGCTTTCTCTTTTCTTAATAGTTCACCTGGGTATATGTGTGGTATATTAAATTCTTTTGTTATAAATTTTGCATATGTAGATTTACCACTACCTGGACCACCAATTAAAATAATTTTTGGTTGTCTAGCTTCTTCTAAAAATTTGAATATGTAATCTTTAAATCCTATCATTATCCTTTTACCCAATCTTTAGCAATAGTAAAGTTTGATCTACTAAATTCTAATCTGTCTACTAATTTTATTGCACCAGCTGATCTGTTTACTGCAACATAACCCTCTGGATTGGTTACTCTGTAACCATTTGATGTTCTAATAAAGTGACCTATACTTTGTATTTGTGATAGTTTAGATATTAAAAAGTTCTTTGCATTACCTAAACTTACGTGAGAAGCTATAGCAAAATATAATGCATTGTCATTTCTATCAATCCATTTTAAATTAGTATTTAATAGGTCTATATACTTTTGTTTACCTTTTGGTGTTTTTCTATTTGCTATTTCTTCCGTTAAAATATTCTCATAGTAATCTCTAAACATACCTTGTAATTGTTTAACCTTACCCATATGACCTTGTGTGTTTCTAATATAATGATTAAAGAAAGCCTTCAATCTAAAACCTACTGACAATGAATCATTTGATCTTGACATTTCATTTAGTATAGATGAAGCTTTACCTAAAGAGCCTTCAGCCATTCTAATTAAACCATCAAATCTTGCCAACTCTCCACTAGTAAATGTAGATGAACCGGAAGTATCAGTATATCCAGCACTTGCTAAAAATACTGCCGATGATCCTGATCTACCAGATATTGTACCAAAACCAGCACCTAAACTTTTCATATCTTTACCTGTATAACTTGTATGAAATACTATTCCCATTCTTGCTCTTCTAATCTTTTTACCTAGAGTAGAGTTTACTGGTGTTGCATATGTGATTGTGTTTGGTGTGAAAGATATCATAGACTCTCCATCTATGACTTGTATTTTAGTATCATTTGTAAAGAGTAAATCTCCTTGGTAGATACCTCTTATTCTTAATTTTTTTAATTCTCTTAAACAGACTAGTAATTTATCTGCAACAGGTCCACTATGATTACTCATAATATCTCCTGGTGTATAATTGATTTTTGGTTTGACGTTGAATACTGATTTAGTACCAACAAAGAATTTACCGTTTTCTGGATTTATTCCACATACAATAGCAGGAGCTCCGTCCCACTTAACAGACATGTTAACTTTACCACCAGAGGACCCTGCTAACATATTTCTAATTGATTTTAGAAATTTTACAGCATTATCTCCACCTCTGGAACCTCTATTGATTATATCATCTTCTAGATGTTCTAAATGTGTGTTCTTTTCCTTTGTTATGAAACCTTTAAAATTAAACATATCTTTCTCATTTTATCCATAAATTAATTCACTCTCTCATTCAATAAAGCAAGTTACCACTATTTATACTAGTATAACTTGCCAAAAGGACCAAATTGTGACCCTCTTTTCTCTGCTAAAAATACCATATCCGTCAACATTTTGTTTCTTTTTGCTGGTGGTATAGAGTATATTACATGCAAAAAATCCAATTCCATTAGTTTAGTATGTGATACTCCGTTCTTTAAGTCATTACTATTGTATGACTTTATCATAGTTTCAATAAATTTACTGTCTGAAATACCTGTATCTGTATATCTATTGACCAATTTAAATCGTTTTAGGTAAACTGACTTGACCTTATCAAAAGCAGCCAATGATTTAGGATATAGATTATGATTATTCACAAAGAATAATTTACTATTATTTCCTATACCATACTCTGCCATTAATCTTGTTAATAAATCTACTGGTACTTTACCTATACGAGCTGCACCAGCACCTTTAAATTTACCATCCCATTTTAAATTTTGATTAAATCCTTTTCCGTTTTGTCTAACTTGAAACTCGCAAACATCGTTAGCAGATTTTATATCTATTCTCATATCAGCAGACACTAAAGTTTTATCTGACTTGTTACCCATTTTCATAACTGATCTATCTAACTTCATTACAAACTTACTGTCTCTCATTAATGCATTTTTAGTATTTACTTCCTCATATTTTGCCTCTTTACCTGAAATCTTTTTTAATGATATACCTGCCAATTTATATTGACTATATAAAGTTTTCATCACATCATTTAATTTAGATATAGATACAGAGTTACCTTTCATAGCAGCATTAATATTTTGTCTAACATTGTTTTCATTTTTAATCAACCATATGTCAGCAGGGTTCCAACTATCTTTTTTTGAAATCTTAAACTTATCTCTTATTAAGTTAGAAATATAATCCATAAAACCACCGTCTCTGTTATATTCTGTCCATGATTTACCTCTAAACACTTCTAATATTTTTTTTTGTTGTGCATAAAAATTATCTAACCAACCAGCTTCCATAACATCTGGATATATTGCCACTAGTTCTTTATATTTCTTGTCTTTAGATATATCTTCAGGACATTTATAGTTAATCTTATCTTTTAATGATCTTTTAATAATCCAAAGTGAGGCTCTTTCTTGTTTTGCTGTGACTTGTGCGTCTAGTTGTCCTACAGATTTTTTACCTGTCTCTATAAATTTTATTTTATAATCTTGTACTATAAAGTCAGCAGATAGTTTAGCACCTGATTTAACTTTTGCTGTATATTTTTTCTTTAATGTAGGTAAGACTTTTTTTAGATTGTCTGGAGATACTTTAACTGTATATACTTTAGACTTTGTGACAGGAGAATCATCGCCATAATAGGCGCCCTCTACCATTAGTTTTAATAAAGATGTAAAATCACTCTTTATATTAGATGGTACGTGTTGAGTTAACGTTGAAACTGTTGCTAAATTATATGCCATATATCTCTCTCATAACATATTTATAAGAAAGAGGCAAGTAAATTATCTGTTATCTACCCATAAAAATCTAGGAATCCCACCATTCATTTCCCAAACCTTATGTTTGTTTTGAAATTTAACTAATCTGTCTGCGTCTTCCTCAAAGAAATATGTTGCTACCACATTATTGGTAGGTTTTTCTTTAACTTGCCATAATATTTTACGGCCTCTTTTGACCATCTTTTTACTGTAGTGTAATTTATCATAATCTTTATCAGACTTTGGTCTTCTATCGTTTCTGCTAAATCTTACTTTTTGTACTTTAGGCATTATACTTTAAAATCTGAAAACTTATCATAAGGATTTACTTCCTTTTTTGTTTCAGTTCCTTTATCTACTATATTTTGAGCTGTATTTTCTACATCATACAATCTCATTTTGGCTCTATCTACACCAAGAATAAATGATCTATGAAAAGAAGGATCATTATATCTATTCTTTAATTGTTTTACTTTCATCTGCCCTAGTTGTTCTAGTTCATCGTTTGATTGTAGAGCAAACATAAAGTCAGCCGTTGCTGGTAAACCAAAAGACTCTGCTGTATCTTCTAAACCAATATCTGTACTTGTATAACCAGTTCTAGTTGTTTGTGTAGCACTGAAAATAGGTAGATCAAACTCTACTGCTAGACCTCTTAATTCTTCAGCGATAGCCTTAATATAAAAGTATGATGATATATTACCACCTTTAAATCTACTTGAAGCACATATGTTTAAATAATCTATAAACAATACTTGTGGTTTAAAAGATTTCTTTAATGCAAGTTCATTTAATAATGCTCTAAAATGTCCACTATGAGCAGACGCCGTTGGATATTCTTTAATAATTAATTGACCTTTAGTCTTGTCTTGTACCTTTTTTAATCTGTCATTGTACATATCTTTTGGTATAGAATGTAAATCGTCCATGGTAACATCTAATAAGTTAGCGTCTATTCTTTCTGCAATTCTTTCCTCTGCCATTTCTAAAGTAATATACAATACATTTTTTCCTTGTGCAAGGAAACTAGAAGCTACGTGACACATAAACAAAGATTTACCAACACCTGTACCTGCAAGAGCAATATTTAAAGTCTTACTTGGTACACCACCTTTTGTAATCTTATTGAAATAACTTAAATCAAATTGGAATTTTTTCTCTTTAGTATGATACCATTGATATCTATCATCACTGTCATTTAAATAATCGTGACCAATATGATTGTCAAATGATACTGCCAAAGCGTCAGCCAATATACTTGGTATTGCCTCTGGTGTTCTCTTACTATCTTTCTTATCTAATATTTTAATACCCTCTAATACTGCATTATGAACGGCACGATCTTTACAAAATTTTTCTGTTGTATCTATTAGCCAATTCTGGTCAACATCTTCAGGATTTAATACTTCTAATACTTCTTTTACCGATCTTACTTCATCATCGTTCAGGTCTTTTCTATGACCCATTTCAACTAAAATAGTTTCTTTAGTAGGTAGATTATTATATTTTGATATGAAATTATATATTTCTCCAAATAAAATATGTTCTTCCCTTTTGGAAAAGTATATGTCTTTTAAAAATGGTATAGATTTTCTCATGTACGGCTCATTGTACATTAAGTTTCTTAATATTGTGACTTCTATTCTTTCGTTATTCATTGGTAAATTCTACCTTGCCTGCGTTCAGTTGTTCTTCCATTACTTCAATAAGTATGTCACCTATGTAATCTACAAATTCCTGATTTTCTATATCTTTGTCTTCGGGATTAGTTAATATATCATAATCAAACTTCATTGGCAATTGTCCTTTATCATCTTCCTCTTTTGCAAAGGCAACTTTACCATACTTGTAGATTACATTTCTGTATTTGTCTTCAAGTAATTTTATAGCCGTGTAATCTGCACCTGTTTTTTGTGCATAGATATAACGTTTTTTATTCTTCGTCTGATCCGTATCGGAATTTTTTGTTGGCGTATTCATCTATTTGTTGTAATATCTCCTTTGTAAAATACTTTTCTGGATCGTCATTGATAGATTTACCAAACACCTTACCTTGTGGTGTTTCAAAACGAGTTGATACTTTCTTAAAGATACCAGCTGCTTCAGCCATATCCAAAAGACCATAATGTTTATCAAGTCCGTGTTTGTAGGTTAATTTAACGTCTATCATAGCGTTCTCTTTTGTTAATCTAGATTTGTAATTTTTACAATGAATAATATTACCAACTACTTCGGTACCGTCTTTTTCTTTACGTTTACTTAAATAGATGATTGATGAGGCAGCGTATTTCAATCCTGAACCACCTCCCATTTCTTTTTGAGGGAACATAGAACCAATAACATCGTAGGTGTGATTGGTCATTATCATAGGTATATTTGCTTTACCTAATTTTAAAGTTAAAACTCTGAAAGTAGATTTGACTATTTGTGATCTAGTCATATCTCTTGTTTCTTTACCAGCGGCTGTGTCTTCCATTTCTTTTGTAGTAGATAACATACCTAAACTATCTAATACAAACATC